TAATAGGTATCGGAGCAGGAGCGATAACAAAATTAATATGGAAAGACAGCAAAAAAAATAGGGATAATATAAAAAGACTTGTCAACCCTAAAGATCCTCTGGTCTGGATAAATGAACTGGACGAAAGGCTGGAAAATAAAAAAGAAGAAGGTGATATATATGAAAATATACTTAATTCCAATGGATAAAATAGTTAAAGTTAATAATCTTAAAGAAGTAAGTAATCCTGTATACTTTGATAGAGGAAATGTACCTACTTCCGATGGATTATTTTCTTTAGACATATTTGGTAATGATATGACCAGTCGTAAACAGACTTTTGCATATATAGATTTACACTCTCACTTCTTACAACCAGTTATATATAAATCTCTTAAGAGAATGGATAGACGTATAGTCAATATAGCAGCTGGTATGGGTAAATATTCTATTGATAGTAATGGACATATAGTAGAAGATGAAGAGAAAGGTAAATCAGGTTTGGACTGGTTATACTCAGTATGGGATAAAATTAACTGGAAACGTAATGATTCCCATATGAGAAATGAACGCATAGATTTATTAGAAGCTAATCCTAAAGATACTATCTTTATGACTAAGTTTCTTGTTATACCACCATTTACAAGAGATATAAATCTTCAAGGTGGTTCTGGTAAAGTTAAAATACATGAAGTAAATAATTATTATAGTAAGTTGATAAGAAATGCTAAGATGATTAAGAGTGAATCTGAATTCGACTTCGTTCTCAATAATAATAGATTTCAAATTCAGCAGACTTTAGAAGAGTTATATGACTTCTTTGGAAGTAAGTTGGAAGGTAAGCATGGATTAATAAGAAGACAATTAATGAGTAAGTCTGTTACTAACTCAGTTATATCTGTTATTACTAATCCAAGGTTTAATAGGGAAACTGTTAAGAGAATAGATGATGAGTATATCAATATGGAATATGTAGGAATACCATTATCACAAGCTTTAATAGAATTCTTTCCATTCGTTATGTACCATTTAAAGAGAAGACTTATTAATAACTTCGAATTAAATAATAATAAGATACCTTATTATCCGGATAATGATATGAGTAAAGATCCAATCTATTATAAGTTAGATAATCCTATGATGTATTTCAATGATGATGTACTTAAGAAGAGAATAGATTTATTCATCAATACTCCTGAAACAAGATTTGATGTAGTAGAAGTACCTTGCTTAGATAAAGATGGTAAGAGAGTAATGAAACCACTATACTTTAGTGGTAGATTAGCTTATGATGGTTCATCTATATTCAATAGACATATGACTTGGATGGACTTACTCTATATATCTACAGTAGAAGCAACTGAAGGTAAGCATTGTAAAGTGACTCGACATCCAGTATTGGATTCATTTGGTTCTTTCATAGCTAAACCAAGATTACTCACTACTATTAGAGTAAAAGATGTAATTATCAATGATAAAGTATTTAAATACTATCCGGTAGTAGATTTTAATCTAAAACCTAATGTATTATCTGCATACTTTATAGATACTACAAGTTTTTCTAACTCATTGGCTCCGGGATTAGGAGCAGACTATGATGGTGATACTACTACTATTAAAGGTATCTGGGAACAGAATGCCAATATAGCAGCAGAGAAAGTTATGTATAATAAGAATAACATAATTGCTATCAATGGTCAGAATAGAAGAACTTTATCTAATGAATCGATACAGGTATTATATAACTTAACCAAATAATATTTAGAGATATCTTATAATTATAAGATATCTCTATTTTTAATATATTAACTACATAGTAGCTAATGTGAAACTATATAACCAAGTCTTTAGGAAGAATAAAGAATTCCTAACTTTAATTTTTATAGTGTCATCACTATTAGTTTCAGATACTATATATAAGACGTTATAAGTATAAGGTCTTCTAAAGAGTTTATTAATAAAGTTACTAATAGGTCTTTCAGATTTTCTTATATAGACTATATCTTTAGTAACTCTATTATGGTAAGTATTGGAAAATTCCAATCTACATAGACATTTATTACTTGGAAATTCCATAGACATAGTTAATCTATTATGAGGATATGTAGAATTATCTCTAATATCTATACTATTCTCATTCACAATAGACGCACTTGTCGGATGTATTACCTTATTACTTGCGTCTCTGTATCTTTCTTCTATAGTATCAAAGAAGTCATCTACATTCTTATCAAACTTCATTTTTAAGTTTCTGCAATCAAATAATTCACAATGAGTAAAAATAATAATCATCTCCAATTACAACTTCTCTATCACATCTTTTACTACTAAGAAATATTCATTAGGTATAGTTCTCTTGATAAGTCTTCTATACGTAACTCTATCATAATTACCATCTTGTATTTTTAGACTACTTATATCCAATATATCATGCAACCACATATTCTTTAGACTATATTCTTTCATAGTATAATAATGATAAAGAATCTCTTCATCTAAATCTAACATAGACTTTATTCTTCTCGTATGACGTTCTAAATCATCTCTATCATATATAGAAAACATGTCTTTACAAACACCAGTCTTATCTTTAACTTCGTCTTTATTATTCTTAGGAACGAATCCTACTAAATAATCCATCTTATTTATACATAAAGTATTTAATACATTATGTGAATCTTTGATTACACGTTCGTTTATAAGCTTCATAAAATCCATTATGTTAAAATACTGATACGGGTAGTATGGGAAGAAAATAATTGGTTTATCATTTTTTATTACTTCGCCAGTTACTACTTTTTTCAATTCATCTTTCGTAAGAAATCGGAACATCTTCATTACCATCAGATTACAACCTCGCTTTTCGTTTTTAATAAGTTAAATTCACTAAGAGCATCTATTGTATTAACACGCCTTCTACTATCTAAGGTGTATATAGATAAAGGAGCAGCTTTGAAATATCTTCTACTACAGTAGTTGAAGAAATCATCATAATTATATATCCCCATTATAGAAAGATTCTCATTAGTATACTTATCTTTAAATATTATATTAGTAAATTCCAATTCTAAGACTCCTTTGTAAGCAGTTCCATTATTTCTACATTTTTGAACTTCTTTATCAAACTTGCCTTTTACTAATCTGAATATTACCATATAATCAGGTTTAGATTCAAATAATTCATATATAGATTTAAAGCATCTAAAAAAATGAATCTTTCCTCTATAAGGATATTCATTATAGAAACTAATCTTTCTATCTAATCGTAATGACCTAACTGTACCTGTAGTTCTAAAAGATTCTAATTCTTTAGCACACATAAATCTTATTAATGCCATATATAATCTCATCCCCTTTCTCTAATACTATTAAATATACTAAAAACGTCATACAAATAAAGATATCTTATAATTATAAGATATCTTTATATAGTTGTGATTTACTTATCCAGCAAACCCTTATTCTTTTCTATTGCTTCTTTCTTGAGTCTTTCTATCTCATCTTCTTCTACTTCTCTAAAAGAAGGATCATCTTCGAGATTAAGACTTCCAAATGTACCACATTCAGTACATATTCCATATTTCTCTTTTTCTTCCATAAGTAAGTTTCCTTTCATAATATAAAGCCTGTTAAATTATTAAAAGAGCTAATTTCTTTAAAACTGATCTTCGTTTAAAATATCCCCATATTTTAAACGAAAGCCAAATTCATACTTCTTACCATCATTTTAGTATTAATATTACTCACTAATATGGATTCAAATCCATTATAATACTTAGGTCTGAGTACTATATTGTCGACCATATTTAATATATCCATTTGGTCATCCATTCTTCTATACTCATTCTTAGTAATATACATAACGGTATCATAATCATTAGTGAGTTGATTAAATCTCAAGAATTCAAATGCGAATTCTCTTTTGTGTAAAGAGCCTTGTGGTAAGAATTTAAGTATATATAGAGGATTCCCATATGAGTCGTTGAATAAGTTTAAAGTAATGAAGTTATGCTCACTATCATAAATTAACTTATTACGAATCACTTGATCATTCAGAGAGTATTTGATATAAATATCAAATTCAGTATCAGTTTTAAATTTTGTCATATCAATCTTGTATAATGGAGCGATGATTAATTTCTCCACCGTGAAATAAGGTGTATCTCTAAGCATATTCATACCTCCCCTCTATATTATTTTATACTATGTGCTTTAGATAATATAACGGAGATAGATTATGAATAGAGTTAATTATACAAACCTACCAACACCATGTTTTTTGACATTATTTATATCAAACCTAATATTCCATTCTATGGTATGTGGAATTATATTAGTTGGAGTCAATATATTATTCCCAGTGTATATAACTTCTCTATCTGGGTCATTTGTAATAAATAATTCTAAATCGTTTACTACATCATTGGTATTAATCTCATATATAAATCCTTTAGATACACCAGTTCTAACTATGCCATTTAATTGGATATAATTATGGTTAATATGAACTATTTTCAATGGACGTTTAATAATTTTTTCATCAGTAGTGTACCACTCATCATAGCCGACATTTCCACTATATTTTGAAACAGGTTTACCTAATTTTTCTGTCATCATATTTCGAAGAATTTCATCAGCGTCAACGACGAAGATTGATGAAATTCCAATATACGGTGATAAAAATAACCTTTTATTTATAGGTTTTATTTTACCCAGATTATTTTTTGAAGAAAAATATAATTTGCTTGGTAGAGTATCTATAGTATATTTCATATCTTTTTACCATTCCTTTCTTATTCATAAATAATAGTACTTTTCTTGAATCTACTCACATCCGAACCATCTGTTAATATGATATTAACATCATGATTATTATAGATATCTGAATGAGTTATTAAGAAACATTGCTCACAATTCATCTCTCTTAATCTATCATATAGGATATCTAAGAATAGATTCTTCTTATCTACATCTAATACACCATCTACTTCATCTAATAGAAGTATATTATAATCTTTTAAATCCTGTAATAAGAAAGCAAATGTGATAGCTAAATTAAAAAATGATGATTCTCCTTGAGAAGCATTTCTTATATCAGCTACTTCTAAGCCATCCTTTACATATATTATATCAAAAGACTTTTCATCTACTTCCATTCTACTTATATATACACTATCACCATAAACTATTCTGAGACAATCATTTACTTTAACTTTCAAATTCTCTAAGTAATAATTCATGAATTCTAATGGTATACCACGTTTACTTGATAATGAATCTACTACTATTGAGTAGTCTTCATAATCATTATTTAATTTTTCTATATCATTAACTAACTCTTCATATTGAATAAGCTTCATCTTATTAAGTTCAGTTTCATTAGTTAATAATCTTTCTCTTTCTAATAGATGATTGAGTCTATTAGATAATTCCAATACTTTATTTCTATCTTCAGATACCATTTCTAACTTATTAGATAATTCATCTATAGATTTCTCCAAGTTAGCTTTCTCAATTTTAGCATCTTTGAGAGAAGTTATAATCTTCTCATTATCAAGTCTAATATTATATTCTTTCTCTATAATATCAAACTCTTCTTTCTCTTTCTTTAAAGCTATATCTGTATGAATAATAGCTTCTTCAGTTGCTTCTAAAGCTATTATAGAAGACTTAATATTATCACTATTATTAAAAGATTCTAATTCTTTATTAATATCTCTCAATTCTAATTTATTAGATTCATAAGCTTCCCATTCTTCAGATAGACTTATATAGATAGTAATCTCTTTCTCATTATAGAAAGATTTACCATTAATAAGTCTCGTTATTATATTATTAAAAGAAGCTTCTTTATTAGGTATAGTATCTAATATAGTAGAAGCATTAATCATATTTCTAAACTTAATAAGGGTATCGCATAAGTCTATTTCATATTCTAATTTTTCTATATCTATCTCTTCATTACGTTTATCTACCACTATAGAAGATTTCATATCTTTATAGAAGTTTCTATATCCACAATATTCGAAACCACATTGAGGTTCGGATATTATATATAATACTGGACTCTTGTCCACTAATTCTTTAGCTTTCATCATATTATTCTTATTATATACTTTAGCTATAGAAGTCTTAAGATAAGACATATATGATTTCAATTTACCATTATGCTCATTAAATATCTTCTTCAATGTAGCTGAATCGAAATCTCTTAAATGGGCGAAGTTAAAACTTATAGTCTGTAATACTGCTAAAGCTTCTTTCAATTCAGAAGTATTTAATAAAGGATTCTTCTTACCATAATCTTTCTCATGTCTTACTATTTTATTCTCCAATAACTCTTTTCTATCATTAAGATTATTTAGATAAGATAAAGATTTTGAAGATTGTATTAATGCTTTTAAAGAATCTCTCTTATTATATAAGTCATTTACTTGCATCATTATCTCTTGATACTTCTTTAGTTTCTTAGTATATCTTTCAGTAATCTTTTCTAAAGATATAGAAGTATCTATATTAGTTAAATATTTCTCTTTAGCTTCTATTCCTATATTAAGTTTATTTAATTCACTCTTATAACTATTAAGTGTATTAACAGATTCATCTAAGTTAGATACTATAGACTCTATCTTACCTTGTAATTTAGATATCTGATTATTGATATCAGTTATATCTTTCCTTATATTAGATATTTCATCTATATCTTTAATAGTTTTATCTTTAAATACAGAATAGTTATCTATATTTAATTTATCTTTCTTAGATACATTTACTTTCAGTAGAGATTTAATTACTCTTAAATCTTCACTACACTTCTTATATAGCTCACCATATTTATTTAATTCTTCTAAACGTTTATTCATAAACTCTTTACGTTCAGAAGCAGACATATTTATTATATTAGTCACATTAGCACCTAATCTTACTAACTTAAGATATGATTCATCTATACCAAAGTAATTAGATACTAATTCTTTAAATGAAGTTACATTACCATTAGGATTCAATTCTTCTTCATTTCTCTTAAAATATGATTTAAGAGAAATAGAACCATCATTAGTATTACGTTTATAGAAATGCTCCATATAATAAGTATCTTCATTATATTGAATAGATATATATTTATAGCCACTCATCGAATTTAATATTAAATCATTCTCCCTACTATCTAAGTTACCATTATAAGCAAATGGGTGTAATAAACTACCTATAGTAGTCTTACCTGTTCCATTACCACCTATTAGTAGAGTTAATAAATTCTTACTATTTCTAAAATCTATATATAATTCTCTCTTCTTCATTGCTACCATAATAGGAGCAAAGTTCTTTACTCTTAATTCTAATATCTTCATATTTATAATTATCCTTTATAAAAAAAATATTTGAAGTCTAATTATATGTGGGCAACTAAATAAAGAGATATACTATAATGGTAGTATATCTCTTGTAGTTTTTTATTTAAAAAGTGCGTAGTGTTTACTACGACCAATTATGTTTGGGTTTAAATTATCAATAATGAACTTATTATTGTGATGAGAATATGCTGCTTTTAGATAATCACGTATCAATCTTATACTATGATACATATATACATAATCATCCTCTTCTTCTTTAGAAAATAAATTCTGCGAACTATTGTATTCAAACTCCATTTCAAGCATAGCAATCTTCTCATTATTTTCAACACGCATTTGAAGAATAATATCATATATATGATTTATACTTACATATATGCCTGTAGTTGGTTCATAATCAAATATTATTCCAATCACATTTTTATCATGATAGAAATCAGTACCATGGAATGTCTTATCTATCCCAATCTTATCAAAATCAAAATTGAATAGTTTATAATAATTCCAGATATCTGAGAATAGTGCACTCATATTTGGTCTTGGACCTATATACATAGAAGTCCTAAGATGTTGATATGTTTTTACCATATTTGGATCATTAATGTATTCAGTATCACTTAATAATGATTTAGCACCACTATAGTTTATAATAGGATTGTGTAATTCACTACTCTCATCAATCATCTTATTTAGGAATACCTCCAGCATATTACTAATGAAATGCGGGATAAATATCTTAGACGCATCATTACAGGTAAACTCATTCATTGTAGTTGTTCGTACGATATATTTATCATCTTCAACACTTAAAGCTAAGCCCATTTTTATTTCGAATAAACTGCAGAAATCGTCTCGATGTTCTTTACCATTTACAAGGCATAAAGATGATGAATAAACCCTATTATTTGTAGGTATCAACTCTCTTGTTGCTCTCACCAATGTTTTGAATAATTGGTAATTTGTCATATAGAAATAAATAACGCTATAATTATCAGCAACATTAAAGTTTATTTTAAATATAAACCCATCAGACTTAACTACATAATCACCTTCATCATCCACACTGAAATGGACTTTAATAATTCTTTCTAAACCCAATATATCCAATACTTTATTTTCTTCAAAATATTTCTTCAATCTATCCATAGTTATACCTCACTTTTTTAATCCATATAATCCTCTATCATTTCAGGTATTGAAAATTCTAATATCGGATATTTTTTAGATCCTCTAATATCCTCAGTATCTATATCTTTAAATTCAGCAACGTTAAATTCTCTACCTAAATATGATAAGTTTATACCAGTAGAAGATATTATCTTCTTGGCTGGTAAAAAGAATTTAAGTTCACAAACCTTATTATAATTATAACTTAATCTTGTAGTAAGACATTCTGAATCTACAAATTCAATATTACTTCTAACTTGTATATGGTTGCATGCCCCCCTATCAGTACTATTTATTATTGGTTCGATAAACTTATCTATAGTTAGACTTTCCTCAATTATTATTGGATTATCTGGAGTACTATTCGAATGCAGATATTTAATATTGACATTAACCACTTTGATATCTTGTGATTCACGATATAATTTCTCTATTTGCTCAGATATATCAATAAGTTTAGATGATAAGTGTAGACTATGGATATCTATACCCAGATATCTACTATCATTATAACCTTTATATTTTTCATTATATACAGCTAATCTGATATTTTCAATCACATAGTCACTATCTATATAGATAACTGCATAATCAGTATCAGGTTTAGTAAATATATTTGGATTAAATGGTTTTAATAGTATTGCTGAACGTTCAGCAATACTATTCTTTGTAGTTAAATCTATTGTAAATTGCTTATCAATAGTATCATCATATTCAATATTTACATCTTTAATAATCGAATGGGTTTGTCCAATTCCATTAAATGTAAAAGGTTTTCCTTTTGGTCTCAGCTTAACTGATTCTATCTTTATTTTCATTTTTTATCTATTTCCTTTCACCATAATTATTTTGAACCTAATATGTCATACGGGCCATATGCAGTAATATTGTACCAGACTTTACTTCTTCAGGATTTTGTTTTAGTATATCTAAATCACTTTCGAGAATGCTACCATCACTCATTATTATTTTTATATGATATATTGATAACCTCGTAGTAGTCGCTGAGACTTCCAATTTAAACACTCCCCATTGACCTTTATCATCATATAATTTAACATCAATAAATTTTGTGATACAATTATCGCATAAAGAACTTCTTATTGTATTTGATGGTGTAGTAGTTTCAATTGTTTCCATCATACTTGTTATACCTTTTGGTAACCCAAGATGGTTTCCTACTTTTTGAATTATGGAAATTTCTTGAATATTAATCTCCTCAATTATATTAGAAGTTGAATTAGATATACATTTAAGTTCTTCACTAATATCCATTATTCTTGGTCGATATAATTTATTAGCTTTTATACGATATATATCATTACTGTCTGGAAAACTTACCTTTATACTATCGATGATGAAATTATCTCTTTGATTATATCTAATACCTATTTTTTCACAATTACCGACTCTTTTTGCTTCCTCAGGGTCTACTAAATAGATAATAGTATCGATACCCCTCTCACCTCGTCTAATATCAATTATATTACTATCACTATCACTATCAGGTTTCATAGTATTAAGAAGATATAGTGAATAACTATCCTTGGTACTATCATAAATAACAGCACTGTGAATTGTAAAATTTATCATCTTATTTCTCCTTATATTCAGTTATCGTTTTTAATAACTTGGGTGTTAATAGTACTATATCAATTTTGGTCCTATCAGCTGGTTGACCAATTTCCATCATTAGATTTTTTATATTACCAATGAATGAATGCCCAAGTTCCGTCTTGTGCTCCAAATCAATACTTATAATTTTATATCTATAAGCCTTAGGTATATTTCTAACTATGATTTGATAATGCTTATTAGTGGCAAATAGACATATATCTATTGTAATATCGACAGTTGGTCCAATATATTTTCCAAGATGACTAACAGTTTGAATTGTTTCAGTCGCATCATTAAGTTTTATTCCAATTGGTAGGAATTCTTTCATGTATGCATCGGCGTGAACATCATGGTCAAATTCGCAAGGAGTATAACCTATGCCTATTCCAGATATAATGATGTCGTCAAATTCTCTACAATTAAACGAATTGTATTTTTCATTAACCAATCGACTGATATCTATATTACCAAATTCATCCGACACTCTTGGGATATTTATAGTATAACCCATTGAATTTTCAGTAAATGCGATATCAATAGCTGTTATAGTATAATTCTCAGATTGCTTATAACGCAAGAAGAAGTATTTTTCTTTCTTATTAACAATATCATTCAGAGATGGCTTAATCATCCATATTAATACTTCCTTCTCGTTATCTGATGTTTTATTATTAAAATTAGGAACAATGTAATTTAACTCTACCTTATCATTACCATTTACACAGAAATTCACATCTTTCGTATGCGTCCCATTAGTATTTTCAAAGTATATAGTTCTTATTATAAAATTCATATTTTCCTCCATAGTTATAATTTATTTATCTTCTGATTTTAATCTTTCAATATATGATCTTTTTATCACATAATATTTGACACCATCGACTAAATACCAATTGGTAGTAAAATCAACTAATACGCATTTGTTATAGTATTCTAAAGTGACTCTTTCAATCGAAAAATCTACATTTGCTGGTATCTGGAACTCTAATTCTAAAGATATATTAGAATCCTGAAGTTCTATATAAGCTCTATGACTTTCAAATCTGAAATCTTGTAATCCACTAATAAATACACGTTTCCCTTTTTCATCTATATCTATTTTAGATAGTTCTATAGTATCAGTCACATATTTTTCCGTTATACTCATAACTTCAGCTCTATTATAATCATATAGTGACTTAGCTGGTATATATGTTACAAGTATCGATGTTAAATCAACATCTGAAACAAAGATGGAATCTTTCCAAGATTTATACTTGCCAGCCATGATAAGTTCTAAATCTATATTATCATCTTTATCTGGTTTTAAATCAATAATAGATATATTGAATATTGGGCTATCATCGAATGATATATCAATAGCTGTTATTTCAAATACATTACTACTTTTATACTTAATATATCTTTGAGTTTTATTACCCGAAGCAATATCTTTTAATGTTGGTTTACTAAACCATATATTTACTTCAGTAGTTTCAATAGGTTCTTTTACATCAGCATCATTAAATATTTCATTAAAATAGAATCCGTCTTCTATTACGGTATTCATTTCCTGCATAACAGGTATTCCAAACTTCATAAAATAAATATTATTTAATGTAAATTTCATATTATCTATCCTTTCGTATTATTCGCACTGAGTATTGCGAATATACTCCCCATATCTTAATTCTAATTGATCATGTATCTCTATATTTATTGGACCCCAGTATTCATCTGATATATCAATATTATATAATTTATCACTATCATCGAATGATACATCTACTGAATTTATTAAGAAGCCTTTAGATCTATCATATGTGATACAATGACAGTCACATATATTCTCAAATAGAGGCTTAAACCATATGCATACATTTTGAGGTTTATACTGATATTCTTCATAACACTCGGAAATATCGATAGTATTAACATAGTCATCAACTGGAATTTCAACATCCATAATTTCCAGTTTATCGTAATTATAATAATGAATCTTTTTTATAGTAAAATTCATTTACAATCTTCCTTTCATATTATTTAGGTTCATGCCATCTATTGGGATTCATCTCAGGATATGCATCTAATTCTACTATTTTCGCAATAGATGATTCTATTTCCATAGTAAGATAAACATCAATGTCAAAATCTTTATAAACATTTGAGTTTGGATTGAATATCTCATACTTTTTACCATTACTACTTACTATAATTGAACGAATACTATATGCCTTAGCCATAGAAGTTGGAACCAATTGATGTGTTTCTATAACTTCACCATCATATATTATTGCTGCTCTAATTGGTTCATACCTAAGAGCATTATACTTGGTACCAAGTATACTATAGTATGGTGTATAATCTTCAATAATAAATCTTTCAGTTAATTCTATAACTGAATCCGGGAAATAATCACAATCATCTCTCATTACATACGATAAGTTAATTGCTTCTAATTTAATTATCTTCCTTTCTTTTTTATACATTAACTGACCATCCATTTTTAGTCAAATTATTGGCAATATTATAATTCTTAGCATTACTATATGCTTCTTTAATCTTATCTTCTATATTAATAGTATTAGATTTAGCTTCATTATATAGATGACCTATTAATATACCTAATCTAATACCATCTTCAAATTCTAATCTAATATCACTTACATAGAATGATTCACTATATTTGAAGTCAATCTTAACTTCTGGTTCTTTACGCAATATTATACTGAAATCACTTCCATTATTGGGATTTAGTAATTCAATAATACGATTATTACCATCTTCAATCTCTTCATTAATATCGAACTTAGTTATATCTGGTTCAATATCATTTAATACCATAACTTCTTTTACTTTGTAATTCATGAATATTTCCTCTCTTTCTTTTAATATATACAAAAAATATATAGATAGTTACTTAATAGTAACTATCTATATAAGAACTTACTTATTAATATTTCATAGGAGCATTGTGAACTGCCCTATAGGTAGTAGATACAGCGATTAAGCCGCTACCAACTATAACTTTCAATTTATCAGAAGTTATAACTCTTTTCGTTTCAGAATGGTCTAAATAATCTATACATTCTACAGTAATTTTATTTGGATCATCTGGAATAAATACTTTGAATTTTCTTTTAGTTTCATTACCTACTATAATATGACAAGTATATTCTCTTAAATCAAAATCATCATAATCTGAATTATCCGAATTTGTTAATTTATCGATATCCAGACGTTCCGTAATACTGGTAATTAATCTATCTTCACCACTGAAATAATATTTTATTGCAATATTACTAAAGTTGGCATGCTTATTCACATATTCTACCGCATTATTTACATCTATCCAAGCTTTATCAAAACTTTGGGAAATATTACTAAGTCCATCAACCAGAGTATATCTCTCAGCAATTACATATTCCTCTTCAGATATATCATCGAACACAACAGTTATTTCTTCTATAATGATACCCCCAGCATGTCTAATATATACTGGATAATCCGAATCACGCAATAATAAATCATGTATCTCATTTAAATTAACTTGTGCTACGGAATAGGGATTAGAAAGTATCTTAATTTTGTTGAATGGAGTCTTTAATAATGATAGATCAACTATCATAAATTCATCATCTCTAATATGCACATTTAGATCTATATATTCCACAGTATTACATTTGATTTTCTTTATTGTAAAATTCATTTCTATTCATATCCTTTCGTTATTAATGTAGTCTGATAAAATTATTTATTGAAAGATGTATATCTATTTCATGATTTGAAACGTGAGCAATATAGACACTATCAGGATCCATCTTATATATCTTACCATTGAATTCGAAATCAATTCTACTTATATCAAAATCACTATTAGTGGCATTATTAACAATAATTTCTTTCAATATTATTTCGCCATCACTATATAATGAAGATAACTTATCAAAATATATCTTGATAGTAACTTCTTCATCATCAGATTCAATAATATCACTATCGTGATAATATACATCTTCTTTTACTTGAGATAAATCTATATATTCAGATATACGTTCTATAGATTCATCACCAAATGGGTACTTCAATTCACCAACACCGGTATCAGACACATAGTAATATTCTAATTCAATGCCTTTTACCTTAATATCATTAGTCTTACTTTTATTTCTTAGTTCTGTCTTATTAATAATATCTGTTATATCACGACTAATATCTTTCCTGTTTTCAGGCACATCAATCTGATATTCATTTACAATTTTATCATTATCTTCTACTTCAGCAATATAGATAGAACCAATATATACACCAGTTGTGCCAGCGACTGATATATGCAAATAGTCATTCTCATCAGACAATAATGTCACTGTTGATGTATTATACTTACCAGCAGGTTCTGGTGAATGAGATATCATTATGATTCCACCAATGTTATTATTTATATTAAATACGCTTTTATTAAAATTACCACCTATCGTGTAGTCTAATTCGACGACACAATGGTCTGTTAAATTATTTATCAATCCTCCTCTTCACAAAAACGTTGAGATAGTTTCATATGCAAGCGTTGTTGCAAGCATATTAATATTGCATTTTGATTTATCCACCACTAAATATACTTTGGTCAATTTAAATTTCATAATTTATGCCCCACCAATCTAATCTAAAGATCCATCTTTAATTTTTATTTCATTCACTATGCATCCAAAGGCGGCAAAATATGCTTCTCCGTTAAGTTCCATTAAATTTTTATCAATAGTAATTAGTTTACCGTCTACTTCAAATACAAATTCGGTAATTACATAATCTATATCATCCAAAAGTATTATTTTTATTCTACATATATAATTATCCTCATATTTAATTGATAAAAATAGCTCCCATACACCATATCTATGATCATAATCGTCATCATCATACATTACGTGCATTGACTCATACCGAGCATCGGTATCGGCCCATGTAGTTTCTCCGGCATCGTCATTAATTCTACATTCATAGTCAGTCACAATAATTTCTTCTTTTGGGACCTCGCCCTTAATTCTGTTATCTGGATCGTTGTTTTTTGTTAATCCAAATTTAATTTCTTTCAATTTCATATAGATACAATCCTTTCTTCTTTAATAATAAAATTTTAATGATTATCATAAGAATAATATATATGTAAAAAGAAAATGAGATATATACTAAATTTAGTATATATCTCATAGTATTAAACGTATTTTAACCAGATATCTCCATTATTACCATTAACTGGGTCATTTGGTGAAATAACAGCATTTCTTATTCTTGGGCCTTGAAGATTGTGTACATTATTCGATGGTGAGTATGCAGGTATAAGTGCACCATAATCTGAACTTGTACTCAAAATTGCATGTCCAGCAGCTATTATATCCAGACAGTTATCGGCACTGTTATTGAGACCAGTATCATGGTCACCCACCGCTAAATCTATAGCTGGCCCAATACTACCATCTCCCTGATTATATTTATTATGAATATAAACTCTCTGGAAGTTTCTATCAGAATTTCCCATTACAAATTGTTTCCAAGATGTTGGGGTGTTATCTCGTATTTCTCTATGCCATAAGCCAACATGGTTCCAACCAGAGAACCATTGAACACCCCAAGATTTTAATGGACTATTGGGCTGCCAATCATTATCGCTCTCTTTACGATGCCAATCAACCCATGTATATCCATTGCTGGTGTCCTGATGAGTACCAAATCTTTCAGGAACAGCTGTAGAATATATTCCTCGAGCAACATAGTATTTTGTCGAATCTATTAATTTATTTATATCATTATCAGACGTTATTGGCAAATATGATAGTAAATTATGTCTACTATGAATTGGTCCCCATTCAGTCCATTTATTAGCATTCGACGTTCTAACTAACATATTCCAGCTACCAAATAAGTCATTTGTCACATTTGATATATCGCCATTCAAACGTATCAAAATTTGTGTACTATAACCATTACCTTCTGGATTACCATAATGATTCAAGAAACACCAATCATATGGGGCACCAATAAAATCTTTTGCAGTAGTTAAAGTAGTCTGATAATTGTATTTTATTTTGTTATCATTTAGGAATTCTTTGGTGCATGAATTTCTTGGGAAATACTTAACATAAGTAGCTGATGGATCATCTTCTATCCAATTAGTATATTTATTACCATTATTCCAATTAATAGAAGCAGCATCATCTCTATAAATTCTAATATATCTTTTAGCAGATTTATTAGAATATGCTATTTGTCTGTATGACTTTCCGTCTTCATTCCAAGCCTCAAGTTGTATAAAACCATCGTCATCTGGGAATGGGCTATTGGTAGCTCCTCTTTTTAAGAAGTACATTGTATTTGGTTTATTGGCATTATCGGCATTAGTTATATCTTCTCTACCAAAAGCGTATTCGAAATTACCTTTACCTTTGAAGAAAGTGGTCGCGTAATTCTTAATAGGTATTGTATTTAAACGCCACGGTGTAAACTGGTATGAAATGAAATAATTAAACGCTCTCGAATAAGTCCTAACATTATATGAACTATCTGAGTCAAACCAGTTACTCGCGTCACCATTGATCCAAGCATATTGGAATCCAGTAATACCATCATTATCATTATTAATGTGATCCACTTTAATATAATAGAAAACATTACTTCTATTTATTTTCTTTATATCTGCTGGTGCTTGAGGGTCAGTTGATGGTATTAAATATATTATATTTGGAGAAATTGCTTGAGTACAACTATTTACTCTAACAATTTTATTCTCACCTTCTTTAATAAATTTTTTCATTTCTGTAACAGATGGTATATCGGCTACTTTAGTTCCTATTTCACTAACTTTATCTTTCAATGTCTTGAACTCTGTACTGAGTAGAGTATTCTTATCTAAATCCATTAATACTTTATCGGCAGTAGTGGTTAAAGACATAGGTTTATATTTATTAGTTTTCTTATCCAAACCGAATAATAAATCACTCATTATTTATATCCTTCCTTTCGTTTATTTTTTATTGACTTATTAGATAAATGTGGAATTCAATCATTTTACATAGTTTCGGAAAAAATTATTTTTTTCCGATTTTCCAGAATACGCATTTTATCGTAAGTTAGAGTATATATTAATATTATATAATTTAAGATTTTTAATTTTTAAATTCCGTGGAATAGAAAATAATATCTATTCAATCAATACAGACAAATAGCATATTCTAATAAATCTGCTAAAAGATATATTAGAATTTATAGAGATGATGCTGCTTCTATTAATTGGAATAATGGTAATAAATATACTAATTGGATAGAAGATGATCCATCAGCTACTTATGTTCCAATTATCCACGGAAATAACTTATCGGCCGCAGAATTAAATTCTCCAAATTATCCACGTAATTATGAATGTACTACTGGATATGGCATTCAGATAGGTCTACCAACAGAGTTTGCGGTTATTAAATTTTTTGCAAATGCTGCTGACAAAGGATATGGTACTCAATTAGCATTCAGTTTTAAGGGACAGGAATATAAAGATTCGGTATTGAATTCATCATTTAAAAAATCAATGCCTACCAGATGGAAAATGCTATTTAGATCAGCTTTTAATGGGGAATGGAGTAATTGGGAAACATTGAGTGATGTTGGTGATTCTTGGACCCCTAAAAGTAGCTTAAAGGACTTAAATAATGCAAGTATAATGTCCGCATTTACACCATATTATTATTCGACAGCTGCGAATGGTGTAATAGGTGCCCCACCAATTGCAACTAAAGTTGGTGGCAATGATGATGGTATAATATGGGGTTATTATGATAGCGGTAGAAATTATGGATTTCAATTTGCCCAAAACTGGAATGGTGGAGGTCTATGGACAAGACATATGCATAACCGTATTTGGGGCGGTTGGGCACAGATTGTGACAACAGGGTCAAGAATTTTTGATAGAGTATTTGCCGATGCCAATAATGAACCAACTAATCCGAATGGTCCATATATATCATTAGCCATAGGTGATTCTGATACTGGATTCAATAGGGGCGGCAATGGCGTATTTGGAGTAGTTTGTGATGGGGTAAATACACTGAGATTTGACGCACAATCCGTTATTGTTCGACCAGAGGCTTCGAAAGTATATGGTTCTGCTACAGTAAGAAATACAGTTATAGCGACGTTAGACCCATCTGGTGGTAACGATGGAGATATCTGGTTAAAATATGTATAGAAAAAGAGATATATACTAAATTTAGTATATATCTCTTTTTTTCTTAGTAAGACTTTTCTAATAATTTGATCTCATCAAGTATTAATCTACCATTATATCTATCAATCATAACATTCTTATTTTCTAATTCAATATAGCCACATCTATCTTCTACAGTATATCCAACGTGTGTTATAAAGTACATTGCACAACTATCTGGTATTTTAATGGAAATATCTCTACCAGATAAGAATACGTTATTAAATCCACTATAGATTTTAACTTCTCTATATGAATTATCTTCTATAGTACTTTTGTAATCAGTTAATTTATCATCTAATTTAATATTTTCACTTATAGATACCACATTATTGAATTTTGGATACGTTTCTTTAAGCCAATCATATCTGAATGTTAGGTCTGTAATCTTAATGCTTTCTAATAATTCTTTACGTCTTTTAATATCATCTTTAATATTGAATTCATCCATGATTGGTTCTTTAAATGCGTGGACTAAACCGTAATACTTACTACGCATAATTAATCTCTCCTTCCTTCCATATATAATATTAATTAAATTTATTCATTATACTGAAATAATATATAGTTATAATACACTTAAGTAATCAATAAACTAAATTAGAAAGGTGTGATTTAATGGTAACATGGCTAAACGTTATTGATTGAATGATATATAAGATATAATTATATCTTATATATCAAAATATCCGTTGTTTATTTAAGAGTACTAAGTAGAGTTAAATCCTTAGTAACTAAATCTGTCTTTAACCCCATTCCCATAAAGTATATGTCAACCACATTTAGTGTAGTCTTATTTTCTACTTTATCAGTTAAGTCATTTATATCAACATAACCTTTCTCAGCTATACTTGATAATGCTTCTGATTGCATTACTAAGTCATCTGAACGCATAGACATAAATTCTTTTACTATGGGTTCTCCACCACTAATTATATCATTATAGTTCTCTACGTCATTCTGTCTACCATTCTTATCTCTTGCAGTAACTTGTCCTGTAAGAGCACTTCTAACAGTAACATCTGTAGAACCTTTATTCTTTTTTCCTCTCATCTGTTCCATACGTTTTATATGGACATATCCAACAGGAATTTTACTAATACTTAATATAGGATTTTCTTTATCCATATTTTCATATGGTTTAGCAACATATTCCATTAATGGAGTTCCTAAGTAATCAAGAGCTTTATCAATATCCTTAGTATCTAAAGAATATTCATAATCTGCTATATGTCCTATAATATAAGCATCATCATCACTAAATAAATCATCAAAATACTTCTGGAATTCTTTATCACTCATCTTAGAGAATATATTATGATAGTATTCATAATTTACTTTAGATGGTTCAAATAATTTAAAGAATTCATATATAGTTTCTTCCATCTCTTTTCTAATAGATTTATTGAAACGAGAATTGGAAGCCTCAAATATTACATCAAACAAAATCTATTCACCTTCTTTCTAAAAAAAAGAAGAGGGATGATATTTCCTCTTCAAATAATTTATATATCACATATATTCATAATCATTATCTTTTAAGGTATCAATTAATAATACTATACCAATTATCCAGAATAATACTACTAATAGTATCATTACTGCCATCATCAGTATATTATTAGAATCATACCAATCCCCTAATGATTGTAGTACTTTAACTGAGAAATATAGTATTGCTATTTCTAATAATACTACTTCACCGGTATCGAAGATATTAGTATTACGATTTATTTTTCTACCTTTTTCTAATCTGAGATATTTCATATTCTACCTCACTATTCTTCATCATTATCAGTGACACTTAGTAATGCTATTGCAGCAAAGAACCAAACCGCTATTACAGTTAATATTATTAGCATAAATAATATACCATTCATACCTTCTAATATGAAAGTAAGAAATTCTATTAATCTATATGCAAATAAGAATAGTGTAAATTCTACTATACCCACTACAACAAACTTGGTCAATTCGCAACAATCGTCAGTACTATTGAATTCTTTCTTTATAAATTCTACTATCTTTTTCATATATTATACTTTCCTTCTTTATAATAATTTACTATTGATAGCTGGGAATATTTCATCAATTACTCTTTTGAATGGTACAGATAATTCTTTATATATCTCTACCACATCAAAGAATTTACCATCTTTAATGAAATTCTCATCTCGGTCTTTATCTTCAACATGTCCAGTAAATGGTCCTCTACACATAGCACTGTACATATGAACCAATTTACCTCTGTAATCGAAGTCTCCTCTCTTCATAGGTTTCTTTTTACCTATTTCTCTCATATAAGTGAAGTTATGATCTCTTATATCAGATATATCAAGTAAGGCTTCTTCATTTACTTCATTCTCCGCCTGCTTAATATTAGGTACATCAGGTTCGATACTTCCACCCGGAACTCTATACTTCTTAGTACCATTCTCACCCATTTCAATTCTCATAAATACTTTTAGTCTCCCATCATATTCATCTATCTTAAAGACTAAAGTTTCTACAGTTTCTCTATGCGGTTTATCATCTATCCAAATGATACTATTCCAGAATAATTCACCTTCATTATTCTTATAATAATATCCATTAGGTGAATTCTCCCTGTTTACTTCTTTAATATCATCGGCAGTAAATACTCTAACATTATCCACGTTCATACTTCTCTCCTTAAATAAAACTATTTCTCGGTTTTCTTTTTATTGTAGAATCATAGTGCTTATATAATGTTTTATAATCACCTAATATAAATCTCTTATATCTCTCAGCATCATAAGCTTCAGGTGCATTATTAGCAATCATATTATTACAAGTTTCTAAATCAAATTGAACCATCTTATCTAACATCAGTAATTCATCTCTATTAGTAGCTTGCTTTAATTGATTAATAACATATTCTATTCTCTTTCTATGATTCCACTTGTATCCACCTTGTAATGAATAATATGAAGTCAATACATTCATTACTGGTACTATAGGTCTTAAATCTTCTAATGTAACTTTCTCATTACCAGAATCTTCTATAATGAATACAGGAGTATCCGGTTTACCATCTGAAAGATATATTTCTTTCTTCTTATTAAGAAACTTAATAAAGTTAGCAAAGTTATTATCATATATCTTTACATAAGATGATTTCTGAGTTAGCATCATTTCATCTTTAAGTCTTTCTTTAGCTTTATCCACCGCTTGTATCTTATGATGCATATTAGGATTATTACCACCATCTTTAATCTCTATATTGAGATCTAAAGATACTATATACATATCTGGTATATAGATAAGTAGTTGGTGCTGGAGTCATTATGTCATTAGGGTCCCAATCAAAGAACTTATCTAAGAATTCTAAGAAGTTCTTTTCATAAGACCCAACATATATAAGTCTATCTCCATTCTTGAATTGGTACATACCACTAATTTTTCTATTAGAAAGTAACTTCCTTTGATGCTCTGGGTCATCCATAAGAGTAATTTTGCCAAACTTAGCAAGCATATTCTTCTTATAAATTTCCCTTTGCTTATCTTTACATTTTGGATTACCACAAAGTCTATAATACTTATTAGTCTTTGGATTCCATTTAGTAGGATTACCACACACTACACATTTGCCTTCAGACTTACCCGTCTTTAGGAAATAGTAATATTGTGCTCCACTTTCCATATGCTTAGGTATCTGGTCACCATGGACTTCTTCTAAGTGAGAAGAAACTCCTTCTAATGATACATAAGCTTTCTTACATATAGGACATTTAATCTTTTTTTTAACCATTAATTATATCCTTTCTAACTTGTGGGTGATGTATTACCCACAAGTTTATTTATTTCATCATTTCGTATTCTTGCTTTTGTCAAGTCAAGTTCATCGAGATTATAAATACTAAGTAACTCATTCAGAACTTTTTCCTTTTCGGATAATACAAATTCCAAGAATGTTATTCTAATATTGGCTTCGGCTATATCTTTATAAATCACCCTTATCCCTTCTTTCTTTTTATCTTAAACTTATCTAATTGTCTTCTTTATTTACTCATTAATTCATCTAATTTTTCAATAGTTTTAGTTTCACTATCTTTTATAACTTCGACTAAATATGAAATTGCTTTGTCGATTATCGCTAATTCATCTTTATTGAAAGCATGATTAGTTATTTTGAATTCAGGTTGGGTTACATAATAACCTTTCTTATTATTCAAAGTCACTATTAATTCACCATTGGTATCAGAAATTCTGAATGATATTAAAGTTTTAGTTGTAAGTAACTCAAATATTTCTATGATAGTTGATTTCATACAACTGTCTCTATATACAAGGATATTTGATGTCAATCTGATGCTATCACCTGAATCCAAGCATGTAACTATTGCATGCATGTAATCCTTTAAAAACTTATATTGCTCCTCAGCAGTCATTTCTTTATTTATTGCAAAATTATTTTCAATCTTCATAATTAATCTCCTTTACTTTACCATCAAGTATTCTATTTAATCTCCTATTTTTATCTTTAGTGCTATCGAATATAGCTTTTACTATGTGATCTAATGATTTATAGATAGTAGCTATCTCATTAGTTGTAAAGATATGATTGATTATTTGAAATTCCGGTGTCATTGTGAACTCGGCTTTCTTATTATTCAACACAATATATAATTCTTTATCTTCTTTATACATAAAATCTATTAGATGGTCTGGCTCATCAAAACTACCTTTTTCTCTCTTTTCCCATATACCAATACCGGGAGTGCCAGTGTTCATATCACTGAATAATACTACATTTTCTGTTATTTCAATATGGTTAAGACCTCTAAATTCTGTACGTTCCATATACTGCTTTAAAAAATTATGTTGTTCCAAAGCACTCATATCTGGTTTCAATGTTTGCATTATATTCTCCTTTCAATTATTTATTTAGCAATAACTCCGTTCTAAATTTCATTATTTCTTTAAACGGATTTTTAAAATCGTTATGATATACTGGGTTGATATGTCTGAAAGAATGAAGTTTTTGGATACACAGTCCCGGCTCAATTTTACCATCCTTCATACTTTCTAAATACATTTGTGTGTGTCTACGGAC